AACATATTCGAGGAAATTTTCAACGAGGAAAATGAGATACACCGTTCAAGATTGATTTTATCACTTGAAGACCGGGCAGCAGAACTTGGCGTAAAAAAGAAGTTTGAAACAATGCTTAATGCCTATAAAAAAGTTGACAGGGAAACTAAGCAACGTAAGAAACAGCAGCAGACTGCCGGAATGAACAATTATACAGATTTTGAGGGGCCATATGAAAATATGTACTGCGGTTCGTGGATTGCAGGGGAAACGGGCATATACGCACAGAATATGGCAACGGTGGAGCAGATAGCGTGTTACCACCCAATACTTCCCGTTGAGCGCCTAAAGAACCTTGAAACGGGCGAGGAGCAGATCAAACTTGCCTTTAAGCGTAATGGGCGTTGGGAGGAAATTATTATACCAAAGACCATGATAACCTCTGCAAGCAAAATAGTGGCCCTATCAGGCCGTGGAGTGGCCGTAACGAGCGAAAATGCGAAGCTGTTGGTGAGATACCTGTCTGATGTGGAAAACCGAAATACGAGCCAAATAGCGGTGCAGTATTCCAGTTCTAAATTAGGGTGGATTAAGAAAGAATTTCTCCCTTATGACACGGAAATCACTTTTGACGGAGACAGTCGGTTCCGGCAGCTGTTTGAGAACATTGGGGAGCATGGGAAACGGGACAAGTGGTATGAGCATGTCAAGGAATTAAGACGTACCGGCCGGCCAGAAATAAAAATGATGTTGGCGGCATCCTTTGCAAGCGTGCTAATCCACCCAATAGGAGCATTACCATTTTTTGTTGACCTGTGGGGAGAAACAGAAGGCGGAAAGACTGTGACCTTGATGTTAGCGGCTTCTGTATGGGCGAACCCAGCAGAGAGTGCCTATATAGGGGATTTTAAAACCACGGATGTGGCACTTGAGGCAAAAGCCAATATGCTGAACCATCTGCCTATGATTCTGGACGATACCAGCAAGAAGAACCGGCGCATTGAGGAAAACTTTGAGGGCGTGGTATATGACCTCTGTTCCGGCAAGGGGAAGACACGTTCCAACCGGGATATAGGAATCAATACGGAAAGCCACTGGAATAACTGCATACTTACGAACGGGGAACGCCCGCTGACATCATATGTCAACCAAGGCGGCGCCATAAACCGCATTCTGGAAATTGAGTGTGGCGAAAAGGTGTATGCGGATCCACAACTGACTGCTGACACACTAAAGCAGAACTATGGTTTTGCTGGAAAAGATTTTGTGGAAGTCATAAAGGCTATGGGTGCGGATGCCGTACGGGAGATACAGAAAGATTTTCAGCAGCAGCTTTTTGACGATGAAAAGATGCAGAAGCAGAGCATATCACTTTCTATCATTCTGACAGCGGATAAAATCGCCACAGACGCTCTTTTTAAGGACGGGCAGTATATTTCTATTGATGAAGCGAAAAAGGTCTTAATTGACCGGAATGAGCTGTCAGATAATGAGCGGTGCTATCAGTACATACTTGATAAGGTGGCAATGAATGAAATACGGTTTGACGCTGATACAAACTGCGAAAAATGGGGCATTATGAAAGGTGATTTTGCTGTATTTTTTAATCATGCTTTCGATGAACTGTGCAAGGCAGGAGGATTTTCAAAGAAATCTTTCTTGTCATGGGCGGCGAAAAAGAAGCTGATTGACAAGTACGGTGACAAGAACACGAAACCTACAAAGGTTAACGGTACGCTTGTGCGGTGCGTCTGGGTGAAAGTGGAAAATGTTTCAAACGATTCAGAATTTGAGACAGATGATAATGGCTTTATCAAGGTTGATGAACAGATGAAGCTACCCTTTGATTGATTATAAGGTTACACTTTTACACATTTTACACCACTAATTTTATATCAGTATATAGGTATATAGATATACATATATAATACATCAATCGTGATTTATAAAAACGGTGACAAAATGGTGTAACCAGTGTAAACGCCGCATAAATGCTAGGTTTTTTAGTGTAACGTATTTGTGTAACCATGTGTTACTTTTAACAAAAATGTGTAATTTAGGGGGGTATCATGCGGGAAAAAATAGAGGAAAGGCATAAAGAGATTTCTCACATACAGAATACGATATGGGCAATGTATAAGGATTTTCTGTCAGACCATGATATGACAGCATATAACCGGAAGATGGGAGAACTGACAAAGGAGTATTACGATAAGAAAGATAAACAAATGCTGTCTTTTTGTCAGAATATTTTAATTTCATGGTGCCCTATCATAAACGGATTTGCGGAGGAATTTAGGAACTCACCTGATTAAGCATAAAGTATCAAACTGCCCGCAGTGGTGCAGGAAAAGGAGGGATAAGGGAAATGATGACGCAGGAAAATAAAGACAGACTTCTTGAAATGATAAAAATGCGTCTTGATGGTTGTACATATCAAGAAATAGCTGAAAGATACGGCGTTACAAGACAATGCGTTCAGCAATCCATATCGAGTTTCATGGGAAAAGAAAGGTCTGTGCGGAAATCTTCACTTGATAGATGTGTTTATCCAAATATCAAAGCATGGATGCTTGATAATAATATTTCAATGATTAAACTTTCTAAAATTTGTGGATTAGCTGAAACGCATATAGGCGCAGTCAGAACAAAACTGTGCGGAGAGCGTGATTTTAAAATTTCTGAAATCAAAGCGATTCTCAAAGAAAGTGGAAAAACATTTGAATATATGTTCAGCACGGAGAAATCTGATTAAAAGGCAGGTGATACCATGCGCAGAAAATGCCACACCTGCCTATGCCGGACATGCTTAACTGTATGCGGAAAGTGTACGGGGTGTAAGGGGAAAGTAGAATCTTGTGGGGATTACAATGGCTTTTGGCAGATAAGCATTTTCGATACGCCCCAGGAGCCGCAGAACCATTCAGTCCCCCGGCATTCATGGCAGCATTATGGAATCAGAAAAGAGCGGTATAGGCAGTTGACAGAGTACATACAGTCCGGCAGATATGCCTCTGTGGCACGTCAGGCGGCTCATACAGCCAATGAAACGATTGCAGAGTACATTTTACTGTCTGTCTCGCAAAACAAGTCCTATGACGCTCTTAGAGTGAAATGGGAGCTGAAAGAAATGGAGCGGATACCATACTGTAGGACGGATTTTTATGGGATTAGGAGATATTTTTTTAGTATTTTTAATGAAAAAATGAAGGAGATAGGGAAATGAAGACATTTGAACAGAAAATTGCAGAAGTGGTAAATGAGAAGTTGAATGATGGTACTGTGGAGAAATTGGTTGAGCAGTACATAGAAAAAGGCGTGTCAGAAGCGCTGAAAGAAGTATTTTTTTGGAGCGGAGATGGAAAGAAGCTGATTGAGAAAAAGCTGAATGAAACCATTATTCCCGTCATTGAGCATCATGACTTTAATCAGTATCTCACAAAACTGGATTCTGTTTTGATGGAGATTGTTAATAATACAACCCTTTCAGATAACAAGAAGATGTTAGAAAACTTTAAAGAACTGATGAAAGAGCCAGAAACAAAAGAAATAAAGCTGTCAGACATATTCAAACGGTATTGTCAGCACGTTGCGGAGAATGTCAGCACAGATGATTTGGAAGCGTGCTGTGGCAATGGGGAGCCATATTACGAGCATGTGACCGCAAGCATGGAAGTGAAACACGAGGACAAAAGGTGGCTTAAATCCAGTTTTGATAACTGCATTGTAAAATTCATTTGTGAAGAGGACGAGGAATTAAATTGCCAGATTAGACTTTACAAAGGCACAAACGAGAAAAATTGGAATTTCAGAGGATACGGGGATTCTATCGACATTAACTCCCTGCGGAATCTAAGCGACTTTGAAGTATTCCTTATGACGTTAAAGCGTGGATTTGTGGATATTGTCATGGACAAAGAAACGGATTGCGATGATTATATTGAGCCGGAAGAGAAGCCAGAATGGTCGCTTGGATAAATTACAGTTTGTTTGATAAGGAGTTAAGGAGGATAGGGAAGTGAGTGATAAGCAGGTAAAGGAATTATTAAAATTACATGATACTGCTCTTGAATATGATTCCGATATTCAAACCACGACAGACACAATCGTTGAGTATAGGATAAAGATGGTTGATAAAAAAGACAGCCAGATATTAAAATCTATTATTCCATTGCTGGATACGCTGATTTATGAAGCCAGCCAGTACAAGGAATGGCTTGAAGAATTGGAGGATTGAAATGGGAAGATGTAAGGATTATGTTGGGGTGGCTTGCGTTGATGGCTCCTGCCCCAAGGCAAATGCGGAAGAATATGCAGAAAGGTGTATGGACGTAATAAGTGATTGTGATGACTGCTTTTATTATAAAGGCTGTGAAGATTGCGCTTTATCTGGCACTGAATATTGTGATAAAAGTAACACTGAATAACTTGGTACAACTCCCCCTAAAATCTCCTGTACAATAGAATCAGGAGATTTAGCGGGATTGTGGAGGGAAAGGGAAATATGAGAGATAGATTTGATATAGACCAAGTAATAAAAATAACAGGATTAGGAATTCATGCGGAACAGGCAGACGGTGGAGCAGATTTTGATGTCGCTTGCCAAATTGCAGTAAAAAAGCTGTGGAAAATTAAGGAATATGAATCTTTGGAGGGACAAAACAAACTGCTGAGACTGCCGGTTGCGGTTGGGGATATAATTTGGGATATTGATTTTGGCAGACCATGCGGCTATGAGGTTACGGGATTTTCTTTTGGAAGTTTGAATGATGATGATTGGGAAGAAGAAAAGGTTTTAGACAAAGTTGTCGTTTACTATACAAACTCAAACGGAAGTATTACAGGAAATTTTGCGGTAAGTGAAATCGGCAAAAATGTTTTCCTAACCAAAGAAGAAGCCGAATCCGCATTGAAAGAATTGGAGAGGGGTAAGGGAAATGATTAATGATTTGATTAGCAGAAGTGCATTGATGCAGTCTTTGAGAAATAATGTGTTGGTTGACGTGACACCAAATTTGGAACAGGCGATTGAAGAACAGCCTACCGCCTATGACGTGGATAAGGTTGTGGAGCAGTTGGAACAACAAAAGAATCAATATTTTAGGCGGTCAGATGAAATAAAAAATAGGTTTGGAGAAAATTTTGAAAGTCATCGGCTTTTTTCAAAGGCTTGCAGTTATGATAATGCAATACAAATTGTAAAATCCGGCGGCATTGAATGAAATCGGTGATTGTATGGGCGGTGGAATATGGATAAGCTAACTCCAAAGCAGAAAGAAAAGGTGAGGATATGTGGAGTGGAATAGACTGTGATTTTGTGGAATATACAGAACGTGGGCCATATTGTTGCTTGAATCATTGCGCTTGTGATTCTGCAAACTGTGAAATATTGAAGTATGGTGTTGGCAGTGAAGATATTAAACAGGCGCAACAGGCACAGTGGGAAATTATGAATCAACATTTATGATTGAGGTGATAGAAAGTGGCACACCATGAACATTAAGCAGACAACAAGCAAACTGCAAAAAGCACTGATACAGCGTGGCTATATCTATAAAATCAACACATACCAGTTCTACAGCGAACAGCAGAACCGCATGATTACTGGCTACCGCATCACGCAGAAACAGCCATACTGTAAGAAAAACGGGGAAATGTCAGTGAAAGATGTGGAACTGCTGAATAGCTGTTCGCGGGTGGAAGTGTTGAAATGGTTTGTTGGGAAGTGGAAAGAAATCAACAGAAATAACGAAAGCGGTGGGAATATGGACGGTGATTAAATGAAAGGGTTAAGTGTAAAACAGAAAGCATTTGCTGATGAATATTTGAAGTGCGGAAATGCGGCAGAAGCATATAGAAACGCAGGATATAAGAATTTCAGTTCTGCGTCTGTAGAAGCAAACAAAACCCTAAATAACCCTAAAGTTGCCGCCTATATAGCCGAACGCCAAAAACAAATAGAGGATAGCCGCATAGCAGATGTGTCAGAGGTGCTGCAATTCTTTTCTTCCGTTATGCGCGGAGAAGTTAAAGACCAATTTGAAATGGATGCCGCGCTTTCTGACAGATTATCCGCAGGGCGAGAGTTGATGAAGCGATATGATAAGTCAGACGATGGAAAGAAAGATGCGCTTGCGAAGCTTGATGAAGTATTAAAAGAGATTGGCGGTGTTATCTGATGCCATTCAGCGTAAAACAGAGAGAATACTTTGACAATGCAAATAAACGGTGGAATTTCAAGACTGGCGCAACTCGTAGTGGCAAGACATACATGGATTACTATGTTATCCCAAAGCGCATCCGGGCAAGGATAGGAAAACCGGGGCTTGCGGTCATACTGGGCGTTACAAAATCCACCATAGAGCGAAATATATTGGAACCCATGCGGAATATATGGGGGACTGATTTAGTGGGTGGAATCAGCAGCTCAAATATCTGCTATCTGTTTGGGGAAAAGGTGTACTGTTTGGGCGCGGAAAAGGTCAGTCAGGTATCTAAGTTGCGCGGGTCCTCCATCAAGTATGTGTACGGTGACGAGGTTGCAGACTGGAACGAAGAAGTATTTGAGATGTTAAAATCCCGCCTTGACAAGCCGTATTCCTGTTTTGACGGGGCACTGAATCCGCAGGGACCAAACCACTGGCTGAAAGAGTTTCTTGAAAGCGAGGATTTAGACATCTACTGCCAAAAGTACACGCTGTTTGACAATCCGTTTTTGGACAAGGGATTTGTTGACAGCCTTTGTAAAGAGTACGCCGGGAGCGTCTATTACAAGCGGTACATATTAGGTGAGTGGGCATTAGCAGAGGGTTTAGTATATCCCATGTTTAGCAGGGAAAAACATGTTGTTAAAGGCGAGATAGAGTTTCATAGAAATAGCCAGTATTTTGTATCTATCGACTATGGAACTGTAAATCCGTTTGCGATTGGAGTGTTTGAATTTGACGGAAGAAAATCAACCATGATAAAAGAATTTCACCACAAGGGCGGCTCTGAAAACCGTGTTGATAATGAGAAATACTATAAACAAATGTGTGATACGATTGGAAAATTGCCGATACAGTATATTCTTGTTGACCCATCTGCGGCAGGGTTTATAGAAACCATAAAGAAATATGCAAAGTATATTGTAAAGGGCGCAGATAATGACGTATTGAACGGAATACAGGAGGTCACAAAGTATCTGAATATGGGACTTTTAAAAATACATGAAAGTTGTGTAGAAACCTTAAAGGAATTTGAGGGTTATGCGTGGGACGATAAGCACGATGACGAGGTTATAAAGGAAAATGACCACCATATGGACTTGATAAGGTATTACATATGGGGAATCGCAAGAAAACTGAACAGATGGATTGTCTGATGTGTTGCATGAAGCATCTGCCAATGTGGTAAGGAGAGGATAGGGAAATGGAAAAAGTTGAAATCCATGGGCTGGACAATAACCCCTTGAAAGATATGAATGGAAAAGTTGTGCATTTGGGAGACACATTATCATTTGAGGGAGAAACTGCCAAAGTTACATGGTGGGAAGAACAGGAAAGATTTTATCTCGATTTTGGGAATTGCCGATTTGAAATTTTGTTTTATACATGGTTACGCAGAGATTTTGAAATTGTGGAGGATTGACAGAATGAGCATGATTAGCGATCAGATAAACAAATTGAGAGAAGCGGTAAAATCATACAGACCATATGTTCCGTATTATGTGATTGGGCTTTTACACAATGCCGCCGACACCATAGAATCCCTATCTGCCAAACTGCAAGCGAAAGAGTATTGTGACGGATGCCCAGGAGCAGATATTAAAGAAATTCCTTGCACAGAAGAATGTAAAAGACGACATTTTAAAGCGGAAAATATGCAACGGTCAGCGGAGGATTGCGGCGGTGGGTGGATATACTGCGGTGATGGGAATAATCTTCCAGAACCCGGAAGGAGATACCGAGTTACAGCGCTGTGGAAAGATGGAGATTTTGAAACACGATCCGTGTATGATTT